TACATGTGTACCACTTTAGTATACGCTAATTTTACAAGCGTGACTCTCTTTTATTTTTTAAATATTCAAATATAGGTGCCCAAGTGGTACGGGGGTAATCTGTCGCCCGCACATATCGATAAGGGGTTCACATTTTTTACCCAAATATTCACATGTTAGTACAAGTGAGTACACATTGGTACAAATAGGAACCTACACACACAAAAGTAACCTAAAGTATACACACTATGTACTCACTTCTACCAAGAATGTCCTTATTTGTTAGACTGTGGTGTCATTCCATATGGAATACTCAGGTTTACTAAGGTATCCTGTAGGATTAACAGCATTTTCCACAAATCTTTCCAACTCTTTATCAAGTAAGTCATCTTTTCTCTCATGAATCTTCATATCCACATCAGCAGCCATCTGTTCTACCCAATAACTAACAGCCATGCTCAAGACATCTAACCTATCGTCATGAGTCAAAGCTCCTTTTTCCTTTGTAACACGAGTCATCTGGTGTGCAAGCATGTATTTACTTTGCAACTCAGGTGGATAGTGTTGAACTGAGGTGTAATCTCTCTCAAGAGCTTTTTGATCAATGACTAGCCTATGTTGATTCATTACTGGCTCTAATGTGTCAATGATTCTCTTCTCTTTCTGGATACTGTGTCGCACTTCTTCTATTGTACAAGGGTAAATCTTAGTAAGTGTGGGTTTCAGGAGTTCCATGAACATCCCGTCACCAAAGTTAGATTCAATTAACACTTGATTGACCAAGTATTTCCTAGCTATCACACTCAAGGCTTGTAAGGTATCACTTGAGTATCCTCCTGTGATCCCTCCGAAGTCAATGACATAGAGCATCCCATTAAGCATCTTCACTACTGCATAGGCAGTCTCATCTTTACCTCGTCCACTTGGGTCAATAGCTAGTACTGACCCAGTATAGTTAATATACTCGCCCACTATTTGCATAGGAGGGTAGAAATAATCGCCGGGAAGTCCAACATTAGGGATGTCAATGATCTTATCTCTTGATCTCCCCCACACGACCTTCTCTGGAGCTTTGTCATTATCAACATCCATAACAATAAGATCCTCAAGTTTAAGAGGGTACCTATCGGCATCAGACAAAGCTGTGTCCAGCATAAACTGGAGAGCAAAGCCGGAGCGTCCGTAGCTAAGTTCTCTTTCAGTCAGGTCTTGGTCGTCAAACCTAAGTGGATCAAGTGGAACACCCGGTTCTTCTCCTTCGTCAATCTTTTGCATAACCAAAGGAGCAAGCTTACCTGCATACTTATCAGGAAACTTAGGTATCCTTGAGGGCCAGATCAAAGGCTTATAACCTCTCTCCGGCAAAGTTTCATATAGTGACATCTCAGTTTGTGGAGTACCCAAGTATATCACTCGTCCATCGGGTTTCAGTATTGCATCAAACTCTTTAACAGCTTCACTGATCTTGTCTCTCATAGTCTGAGTCATGGAGTTGTTTGGAATCTCCACATCATCAGCAATGATTATGTCAGCACGGCTACCAGCTAATTGACCTGTAATACCTGCTGACTTAACGGATGGACTGTGTGAGGCTTTAGCTGGGCCAACATCAAAGCTAATCTTGGATTGCCTTTGGGAACCCTTTGGCATCAAGTGTTGCAGCACCGGCATCTCTGTGATTAGACGCATGGTAAACGTACTGAAGTCATCTGCCCTAATCTTAGAAGCAGAGACCACAAGTATTTTAACTTCAGGATTCAACAGTAGTTGGTGACATGCGTATGCACTTGTTATGTAGCTCTTTCCCACCCCCCGGAATGCTTCAATCACTATTCTCTTTTCGTCATGATCCTGTAGGTACTGAGCTATGTCATACTGAACAGGAGTTGGCTCTGGTAGACTCAAGTGTTCCCAGACCACAAAGAGGAAGTTTCGGAAGTCTTGGATCAATTCTGTCTGTTGTGTGTACATTAGATTACCTTATATAGTGCTCAGATCGCTCTGTAACGAAAGGAAAGGACTTGGGGGTACCTCTGGTACCTCTTGTATTAATTAAGTGGACTAGAGGATACTTTCTTAAGATCTTCCTTCTTTGGAAATGGTAACACATTAACTAAGTGTCCAAGAGGACTATCTTGCATAGCAAGACCTTCTATTCCATTATCCTTGAGAAACTTAATTGCATTACTTATGTCTGCACTAGATGCTTCTCCTGTTGATATTCTGTCAGAGAGTTCTCGTGCTACCTGAGAATGTAGGTTCTCTAGGGTTTCTTGGGGTGCTTTCATTTAGTTCCTTTACATTTACATGGGTTACACGTACATGGGTTACATTTACACACATTTACCTTTGTAGTCATTAATTGCGGCTTTGATTGCATCCTCTGCTAGAACAGAGCAATGTATTTTAACTGGAGGTAACGATAACTCTTTTACTATTTCGGTATTCTGAATAGACTGAGCTTCGTCTAATGTCTTACCTTTGACCCACTCGGTAACGAGTGATGAACTTGCGATAGCAGATCCACAGCCAAAGGTCTTGAATTTAGCATCAACGATCTTATCGTCTTCCACTAGTATCTGTAGTTTCATAACGTCACCGCACTCTGGAGCACCCACAAGGCCAGTACCGACAGAGTCGTTAGTACCATCCATACTACCAATATTCCTAGGTCGTTCATAGTGTTCTATTACTTTCTTGCTATAGGACATTTAGTAACTCCAGATCCAAGGTCTCATATCTGATTCAATTGTGTCAAGATGGATAAACCTAGAAGAGTGTTTACCTTTCTGACTAATTCCAATTCCTTTCCAAGTATTAGAACGTATCATGGCAAAGCTCAGGATTTCATGAGCTAACTTACCAGAACATAGGATGTCAACTGCTTTTCCAGTAGTATGCGGCCCTTCTTTTCCTGTGGAACTAATACTATCATTATGAGTAGGGCAGCGATATGCTGACGAGAGCTTCAGAGGTTTCTTTATAGCATCTCTGAGTCCTTGTAAGGCATCCAAAGTCTTCTGATCAAAGTGGTTCTTATCACAATGTGAACAAGAGAGTTCTAAGTCTTCAAAGTTTTTACTTGATATTCCCATTATGTAAAGTCCTCTTCTTTTAGGTTTTTAGGATTACATGTGTCTCGTAGTCCTTGAGCTAACTTACTAGATTCTTCTGGAGTCATAACCTCTAGTACCTCTGGTTTGTAGTGTTTCCTGATATGGTCTACATAACAGTCACATACAGGATAGTACACATCCTGTGTAACTCCGGGGTGACGAGTACGGAATGATACAGAGCACATCTGCCATAGTTCTCGTGTCTGCTGAGTAGAAAACTTGATCGCCTCCTTTCCATGTGCTGTCCCTTGTATAACTGATGCATACACAAATATTATAAATGTGAATAGCATAAAGAAGTGTAGTGTGTGATCTTTCATGGTTTCCTCTTGTTACATGTGTTTCTTATACTCTGCCAGTATCTGATCGTCTAAAGTATTGTCAGTAGACTTAACAAGCCTCTCTAACAAAATTAGTATCACTTGTTTAAGTAGCTTCTCTGATAGCATTGACATACAGAGTGTTTTTACTGTTCCTCCAATAAGCGGAGCTAATAGTCCTATCATTTTATCCCTTTCTTGTTGCCTGAAGCAACTCCAGTTGTTTCGTTGATTCTATTTCTCTTTCAATGTTCTCCAATCTTGCACTCACACTAGCCATGTGTCCAGAACACTCAGCACTAATCTGTACAAACTTATCAAAGTTTTCCTTCTGGGAGAGTCTATTATTTTTATCTGTCTTGTAAGTCCATAGAAACAGAATTACAATAATAGCTCCTGCAAAACCCTGATCTAGCAGTATAGAAATTACGTTATCTACTGGAGACTGTTGTGCTGGAGGTGCATTTTGTGAAGGTGGAGGGTAGTAATAATTCTGGTCGAAATTTGGAGGTTCTGCTATTGCCACTATACTTACTAAGAGTAAGCTAATAGCAACTAAACTAAGGCTAATCGTCTTTATCATTATCTTCTTCTCCTATATAAAAGTATTCTGGATCTAGTAATTGAACTGTTTTAGTATTTATAGGATTAGGTAAAGTCCATGTAACCTTATCTATTTGTGCATTATTAGGCATATCAAAGTCTGGAGTAAAATCAACTTCTAAACCAGATTCTAACTTTAGGTT